GAAGCCGTCACGCTGCAATATCTCCAAGGCTACGCTGGTGCTGGCGGCCCATTCATGCCGCTCAGCGGCGGGGCTATGACCGGCAGGATCACCTTTGAAGGTCCATCCAACTCACCTGGGTGGCTGGTCGGCAGGATCAACGGGGTCGATCAGTGGGTGATCTCTCTCGCTTTGAACCAAGCGACGCCGGATTTCTTCATCGGTAAATTCGTCGGCAGTGCGAGCTACATCCCGGGTATCAAAATCGTCTATGCCACGATGGAGATTCAACTCGGCAACAATCTTTCACCCTTCGGCAATGTGCGCAGCTTCGGGCCGGTCAACATTTACCCCGATTCTGGTTCCGGTGTCGGTGCGTCGCTCACCCTGCAAAAGCCCGCATCGCCACTTGGGTTGGCCAACACGATCACTGGCATGACCGGCACCTCACCGCGTTGGCAGATACGGCTAGGCGACTCTGGGGCGGAAACCTCCGGTAACATCGGCTCGGACTTCGGCATCGTCCGCTATAATAACGCTGGTAACCAACTTGGCGTGCCGCTTAACATCAACCGCGTCTCTGGCGATGTCACACTCGCGCAGGCGCTGTATGTCGGCGGCTCCGTCAACGTCGGGACAACATTGTTTGCCAACGGCAATGTGCAGGTTGCGGGATCACTAAATATCAACAGCGGCCGGGTTTTAAGCTACGGCACCGGCAACGTCGCATATGCTATGTGGAACACCACTGCCGCTTTAGGCTCGGCTCTGTGGCTCGGAAATGACGGCGTTATGTGGCTCGGTATAGCTGACTCAAACGGCACACCGACCGGTGGACAGGTGTCGATCGATCGCAGCAACAACCTGTCAGCCAACGGCTTGTATGCCAGCTATATTCAGTCCAACGGCTCGATCATGTGCAATTCCGGCACTTTCTATATCGGGGCCAACACTGGATACGGTTTCAAGCGTGACCCAGGAACAGGGACATGGAGTTGGTTTGAGGCGACTTCCAACATCAATGCCACCCTCGATGCCACCGGCGTCCTCACGACACGTAGCAACTACGTTTGCCAGGGCGCCCTTGGCATCCAGTTCAGCCATTTTACCGCCCAATGGCTGGCGTGGTCCGTAGACACCGCCACGGCTGGCTGCGTATGGTTCTACAATGGCACTTATGAAGGCTACCTCATAAAGTCTCAGGCTGGCACCCCGGTCGTGCAAATCTATCTCGACAGCGGCCCGCCGCAGATGATCGCGCTCTATTATCCCAGCAACGCCGCGCTTGGCTGGTCGATGTATTGGTCCGATCGCCGCCTCAAGAGCGACATCAAGCCATCGACCATCGATGCGCTCGGCATCATCAATCGGATACCGGTGCACGACCTGATCCTGACCACCCCGTTCAAGGATGCCGAGCCGCAGCACTGGCCATGCTCACTGATTGCCGATGAACTGGAGCCGCTGATCCCGCTGGCCTACGTCAAGGGCAAGCAGGTGGAGGGCGGCGGAATACTGCACGATCGCATCGGTGAACTGCCGCTGATCTGCACGATGGTCAGAGCGATGCAGCAACTGACCGAGCAGAACGCGGCGCTCATGGCGCGCATCGAAACCCTGGAAGCAAGGACATTGCACTGATGGTCGCGCTCATCGTTCCCAACCAGACCACGTTCGGTCAGATGACCAATTCCGTGGTGTCACGCTTGGCGGGCCTCAACACCACGGTGCTGCGGCTCAGCGAGGCGGTTACCACCGCGTCGGCAGACTACACCGGCACACCGGGCACTGAGTTTGAAGCGCCGGGGCCGGGGATGATGGGGCCGATGAGCGGCAACAACTTCGGCGTCTATCCCGATCCCAGCGCGGACAATGCGGGCGTCAACGGCACCGCTTATGCCGATGCAGTGGTCGCGCTGACCGCGCAATGGGTGGCGTTCTGGACAGCGGCAGCGCCCTACATCAAAACACTCGACAACGGCCAAGCGGCAATGTGAGGAAGCAATGAGCGATCCAGGCACCGGCAACCCACCCCCGGCACCCAATGCCAACCCAGACTGTCCCAACCAACCCGACTGGTCGCAGTGCCGCGTGACGCGCACTGCGCGCGTGCAGGAACCGATCGTCATCTGGACGCCGATCTATGACGGCACCGGCATGATGACCAACAGCGATCCCAACACTCACATATCGACCTACACCTGTGACACGTGCAGCCAGTCATGGGAGATCGCCCAGGTCGCCGGGCAGCAACAGGTGTTGAAGAAATTATGAGCGGCGTCGCGGCACTGCGCAATCCGGACTGCCCGGATAATCCGTCACGCTGTCGGATTATCCGGGTGGTGGCGCCAGTCGAACCGGCGCAGGAATGGGTGATCATTTACGACGGCAACGGCAACGCCACCAACAAGGACCCCAACACCTACATCGCGCATTCCGATTGCGGCGTCTGTGGGCAAAGCTGGGAAGTCGAATGGACCGGGGCTGAGCCGCCGACCTATCGGAAGCTGTAGCCGATGGACGTGAAGCGCACCGTCGACAACGTCGACAAGATTATGGGGCGGATTGAGGCGCTGACCGGGCAGGAAGTGCTGGTCGGGATACCGATGGAGCGCACCGCGCGGGCCGGTGAACAGATCACCAATGCGTCGCTGGCCTATATCCACGAATTTGGCAGTCCCGCCCGCAACATCCCGGCACGGCCGTTCATGCGGCCGGGGGTGCGCAATGCGCGCGAGTCGATCGTGGCTGAAATGGAACGTGGCGCCAAGGCGGTGATGGACGGCGACAACAGCGCGGTATCCCGCACGCTCAACACCGTGGGTATGCTGGCCCGCAACAGCGTCGTGAGGGCGATCACCGAACCCAACCCGCCCTTCGTGCCGCTGAAACCCGCAACCATCAGGGCGCGGCTACGGCGCACCCAGGCGGGGCGGCGCAAACTGGTCAAATTACAGCAACAGGGCATCCCGCTGACCGTGTGGGCACAGCAACTGAACAAGTTTGGCGACATGAACATCATGCCGCTGTTGGACACGCTCAAAATGCGCAACGCGATCACCTACGTGATCCGCCCCGCGCGCAATGCGACGCGGTTCACGTCCTGGGGTTATCAGCGCGACTACGGACAGATCATCACCCGCGCCACGAGGTGACGTATGGCCAATATCTCGGTCACTGAATTGCTGTTCGATGCCGATTTCGTGGACCCGGTCACGGTGCTGCGCAACATGGAACTCGTCGGACCCGACGGCATCGTGACCTATACCGAGGCAGCCATTCCGATCGTCGCCTCGGTGCAGTCATCCGCTGGCGACAGCCTGATGATGACGCCTGATATGGCGCGCAGCGGTTCCACCTATGACATCATCACCACGTTCCCGCTGGCCACCGCGACCGACGCCAACAAGGCGGATACGGTGATCTGGCGCGGTATCGAGTTCGTGGTGACGGGCGTCGCCCGGTTCGGCAATTTCGCCAATAACGCGGGACACTACGAGGGCACCATGGAAGCCAAAACCATCTCACCCCCAGCGGGGCCGCCATGAGTAGCAAAGTGGACGTCGCCGCGATCAACGCCGAAACCGCCACGACGGTTGCTGAGCAGGCGGAAGCGGCGGGGCGGACCCAGGTCGACCCGAATGACCTGATCACCCAGCTTGAGGACCACGCCAAGCGGGTGATCGATCAACTGGCAATGCCGTCGCATCACCGCATGATGGCGTTGCCCAAGCTGCAAGAACTGGTGTTCTGGCTACGCGCGGGCGCTGGACGCGGCTGATGCAGGAGCGCGCCATCGTCTATGGCGTGATTGCGTGGCTGGCGTGCTGGCTGGTCGATCTGGTGATTTTCGTGGCGCGTAGCCCGGTGCTGGCAATCGACCCGATTCTGAAGCTGGTCATCGTGCTGGCGTGCCTCGTGATCATCCTGCTCGGGCTGGCGCGCAACAGGTGGCTGTTGCCATGAGCGGCAACACCTCGGCGACCGGCGGCTACATCATCGAAATCCCGCCCGGGCCACCGACCGGGGAGCAGATCACGGCGGCCCTACAGGCGACCGTGCGAGCGCTGACCGGGCTGCCCGGCAATCTGGTGCGGCCGCGCTGGCAGCCGACGCCCCCGACACAGCCCGACGCGGGCGTCACGTGGGCCTCTGTGGGCACCACGCACATGGAGGCGGACGATTACCCCGTCATCACCCACGACGGCCTAGCGCAGCTTGTGGGCGCCCCTGGGCCGGGGGTGGACCGGATGACCCGCCATGTCACGATAACCGCCGTGGTGACGTTCTACGGTCCCGAGGCAGAGGATGTGGCGGGGACGTTCCGCGACGCCTTCTACGTGCAACAGAACTGGGAACCGCTGCATGTGCTGGGGCTGAATATGCGCGAGGTAGCCGATTTGGCGCGCGCGCCCGAATTGATCAACCAGCAATGGATCGACCGCATCGACATCAAGCTGGAAATGCGCGGCCAACTGACCCGCGTCTATCCGGTGCTTAATCTGGACGGCGCCGACGTGGTGATCCACCGGCCCAACGCCGACGGCAGCGTGACCGACACCTCGGTCAGCGTGCGGGAAACCACGGCCACCCGCCCCTAAAGCCTACCCCTTTCACATCGCTGAACTGAAGGAGCGCAGCCATGCCCGGTCTGAGCGTATCGGACGTCGTCAATGTGCAAATCAACATGAGCCCGCTGGCGGTGCCGCTGCGCAATTTCGGCGCGCTCTGCATTGCCGGTCCGTCCACCGCGATCGATGTGAATGAGCGTATCCGCCAATACAGCACACTGGATCAGGTGGCAGAGGATTTCGGGTCCACTGCGCCCGAGTTTATCGCCGCCGATCTGTTTTTCTCGCAGTCGCCGCGTCCCGCGATTCTTTATATCGGACGGTTCGCGCAGACCGGATCGAATGCCGTGCTGCACGGCGGCATTATGACCGCGTCGCAACAGGCCACGTTGCTCAACCAGTTAAAATTGGTCACCAACGGCACCATGCAGATCACCATCGACAGCGTGGTGCACCAGTTGCAGGCCACCTCCGGACATCTGACCGGCGGCACCTTCGCTCCCGTGGCGCAGGACGCGCTGGTGACCCAGTTGCAGGGCATCGTCAACGGCGCCTTCGACATCACCATCGACGGTGTGCTGCGGCATGTGGCGGGAGTCAATTTCGCCAACATGACCGGCACGGATACGTCTACCCATTTGACCAGCGCAGGCAATCTGATCTCGGCCGCGATGGGCACCTACGGCACCGCGTCGTGGAACAACCAGCTTGGCGCCTTCGTGATCCGCAGCGCCACCACCGGCACGCCGTCCACCATCACCTATGCCAGCGCCCCGCCCAGCGGTTCCGATATCTCGGCGGTGATCCAACTGACCGCCGCCACGGGCGCACTGGCGCCCGCCAACGGCACCACCGGGATGGACTTTACCGGGGTCACCAACCTGAACGGTGCGGCAACGGTGATCAATAACGCGCTGACCGGCGGCACCTGTTGGTGGGATGGCACGCGATTCCACATCCAGTCGATATCCTCGGGCGCCACCAGCACCATCAGCTATGCCAGTTCGTCCGGTCTCGGGCAGGACGTGTCGACACCGATGAGATTGACCCAGGCGGCGGGCGCCTCGGTGCCGGTCAACGGCATCGCCGCCGAGTCCGCATTGCAGGCAGCCATCGCACTGCGCGCACACCCGCAATGGTATGGCCTGCAATTCGCCCTGGTGAACGACATCAGCGTGACCGACTATGTCAACGTGGCCGAGTTCATTGAGGGCTGCGACCCGGTGTCGATCTTCGGCTACACCTCGCAGGACACGGGCGGTCTCGATCCCACGGTCACCACTGACATTTTCAGCCAGATAAAGGCGCTGGGCTACACCCGCACGTTCGGGCAGTTCAGTAGCAACAGCAAGTATGCCTCGGCCAGCATGTATGGTCGGGCATTTACCGTGGACTTTGAGGCGTCCGATACCGTCATCACGCTGAAGTTCAAGCAGGAGCCGGGGGTGTCGGGGGAAATCCTGACCGAGAATCAGGCGGCCTCGCTCAACCTCAAACGCGCCAACGTGTTCGTCTACTATTCCAACGACGTGGCGATCATCCAACAGGGCGTCATGGCGTCGGGCATGTTCTTTGACGAACGCCATAACAGTGACTGGCTGGCCAATCGTATTCAGACCGATCTGTTCAACGTGCTGTATACCGCGCCGTCCAAAATCCCGCAGACCAACCAGGGAATTCACATACTTGTCGCAACCGTGGAAAACTCAATCCAACAGGGCGTGGTGAACGGCATGATCGCGCCGGGGCAATGGAACGCGCCGGGGTTCGGCCAGATCGCCTATGGACAGATGCTGCCCAAGGGGTTCTATGTCTGGGCGCCGTTGGTGGAATCACAACCCCAGGCAATCCGCGAACAGCGCATCGCGCCGACGATCCAGGCAGGCATCAAACTGGCGGGCGCTGTGCATTTCGCCAATGTCATCGTGAACGTCAACCGATAGTCATGAGCCACGGTTGCAAAATGCGCGTATAGGCAGCGCGCGACCCTATCAACCAAGGAGAACGCAAACATGGCGAAAACAGTTTTCGCGATGATCACACTGCTCGATGATCGAGACGCAATCGACCCCGGCTTCGGCAATCGCCCCGGCGGGGCCGATCCCGGCTACGACAAGCCGATCCATCACCCCGGGCACCCGGACCATGGGCTTCCCAGCCGCCCCGACCATGCATGGGGAGGCGGTCGCCCCGACCGCCCAGAGCAGGGCCTGCCGTGGGCACCGGGCCACCCTGACGCCGGTCTGCCGGTGCCTCCCGGCCTGCCGCCGCTTCCCGCGCCGCCAGCGCAGATCGCCAACAAGGTGGTCGTGCTGTGGCATCTGCCCGGTCAGACGGAATGGCACGGCAAGGTGATTGACCCATCGCTGAGCGGTGGCACGCCGTTGCCACCGGAGCCGACACCGGCACCCAAGGGCTAAGTGACGTCCCGTGGCGATCGAACCCAGCAACGGGAACGGTCGCCACGGTCTGATTGCCAATGTCAGCGACAAGCTGATCCGCGCGCTGCCACCGGCATTTTTATTGCTGGTGCTGCTCAACATCTGTTTCCTCGGTGTCGCAACGTGGACGTTCTCGCATAACACCGAAGTGCGAAACACCATGTTGACCAAGATCATCGAAAGCTGCCTCACCCGGCCGCCCGCGCGCGACTAGCGCGCCCCTCACCACAATCCACGCCTGCCCAAAGCGAAATCCCTGAAAGGAGGTCGTTGTGACCACGTATTCGTTCATTGACGTGGCCGCGTCCATCGTCGGACCCGGCGGTAGCTTCTCGCTTGGTTATGGCTCGGGCAATTCCGAGGAAGGCATCTCGATTGCCATGACCGAAGATAAAAACACCATGACAATTGGGGCCGATGGCAGCGTGATGCACTCGTTGCACGCTGGCAATGGCGGCACAGTGACGCTGCGGTTCCTCAAAACGTCGCCGACCAATCAGATGCTGTCGGTGATGCTCGATCTGCAACGCGTGTCATCGGCGCTGTGGGGCAACAACACCATCGTGGTGTCCGATCCGGCACGCGGCGATCAGATCAGTTGCAGGCAATGCGCGTTCGTGCGCTGGCCCAACGTCAACTACGCGAAAGACGGCGGCACCCAGGAATGGACGTTCCACGCCGGATCGATCGACGGAATCCTGGGCGACGGCACGGCGGGAGTGTAGCCCATGGCAGAATTTGACAGCGGCGGGCATCACTACCGCACCGAGCGGATGAACGCGCGCGATCAGTTGCATCTGTTGCGCGGCCTCGGCCCGTTGTTCGGACCAATGGCGCGCGCTGCCATGTTGAGCGAAACGGCGGACGATGTGACGCGCCGTATCCACGTTATGATTCCGTTCTTTGAGGCGTTCTCAAAGATGGAAAAACACGAGGTGGATGTGCTGGTCGATCGCTGCCTGAGTGTGACCCGCCGACGCGAGGGTGGCGGCAATGGGACCAGCCAATACGGGCCGCCGATGCACAGTGGTTCGCGTGATCAATACGAGGACCTGAGCCTGGGTGATCTGATGACGATTTGCTGGGAGGTGGTGCAGGACAATCTGGGGGGTTTTTTCGCTACCGCGTCGCCGCCGGGAGCCGGGAATATCCCGCACTCGCCGCCGCTCGCGATGCCGATGTCAGTTTCATGAGCATGGCCAACGACGAAGGGTTTCTGATGGCACCCGTGCTGAACGGCCTGTGCCGACTGGAAAGCCTGCTCGATGGCACGCTGAGCCTGGAACACATCGCCTGGGCGAATGATGCATTGGCGGTGCGCGAGGAAAACAAGGCGCGCCAGCAACAGGCGGCCGAGGAAAGGGCGCGGCGATGAGTGGCGTCGTTGTCCCGTTCGCGGAAGGCGGCGCCGGGGGTGGTGGCACAGACCCGCTGCCGTTGCCGCCGAAACCGCCGCCCGGCGGCCCGCCACCGATCACCGCACCGTCCAATGTCACCCAGGTGCGCTCGCCCAGCGACGGCAAGACGCAGGCTGGCGAACAGCTATGGATGCGCAAATGGAAGCTGACGGTCGGCACGCCACAGGGCGACAAGGCGATGGACCTGTCGCTGTTGGATTTTGAGTTCACCATCAATCAAGATCGCTACAAAGTGCCGTGGACCGGCCGCATTAAGATTTGGAATGTCGGCGACAACATCATCAGTCGGATGAACAAGGAACTGACCAAGGTCTACCTCAAGGCTGGCTATCAGGAGCCGTCCAACCAGTATGGCGATCTGTTCGCGGGGCAGATCAACTATTTCAAGCACGGCCGCCAGAACGCGACCGACACGTTTGTGGAAATTTTCGCCAGCACGTTTGAGGACCCGCTACGTTCGGCCATCGTCAACACGTGGCTGCCGGTGGGCTACGCCAAGAAAGACGAAATCCAGGCGGTGGCGGCGGCGCTGGCGCCGTGGGGCATCACGCTTGGTCAGGTGACCGATCTGAAGGACGCCAACACCAAGGCACCACGCGGCAAGCTGATGTTTGGCATGGCGGCGGATTATATGCGCGACATTGAGCGCACCCAGAAAGCGCATTTCTTTACCGACACCGACGGGCGGCTGCATTTGCTGAAGGATAGCGAAGCGCTGGCACTCGGCAGTGAGACGATCCCGATTTTGACCAGCAAGACCGGACTGATCGATGTGCCGACTACGACGTTGGATGGCGCAGCCGAGGTGCAGTGTCTGCTGAACCCCCGCATCACCCCAGGCACACGCATCAAGATCGCCAACAAGACCGCGCATAAGAAACCCGACGAGGCGATCACCAAATACACCAACGTCGACACATCTGTTTTGGTGGCGGACGCCTACAAGCTGTCGCTGACCGAATTCAACTTCCACGCCGACGGCACCTACACCGTGGGCGCGGTGCGCCACCAAGGGGCGAACCGGGGCAATCCCTGGTATTCCCACATCGTCACGCTGAAGGTTGACCAAGTGCCCGGCCTGACGACCAGCGCGGGTGCCGCCTGATGGCACAGACGCTTGAAGAATTTCTGATCTCAGTCAAATACAACATCGACGCGCCGTCGCAGCAGACTTTCTTCAATGCCATGAAGCGTGCCGCCACCTCGGTCGCAGGTGTCGCGGGTGAACTCACCGGGCTTGGTCTCGCGGTGCTGAAGATCGCCGACATGATGGCGCAGTCGGGCGAGAAACTCTATTGGATGAGCCAACGCCTGGGCGACAGCGTCGCCGATATTCAGGGCTTGGCCTACGCCATGTCGGGCCTGGGCGAATCGGCCGAGCAGGCGACGGCAGGCATTGAACGCTTCGGCGCCTGGACCCGCAGCATGGGACCGGCTGCGACGGGCTATCTGCACGCACTCGGCATCACCGCCACCGACACGGTCGGGCGGATGCGCCAGCTTGGTGAATACTTCCGCGCCCATGGCGGCACCCAGGCACAGCAAGGCACCTTGGAATACGCGCTGACGCTGCGCCGCGCCCAGATGATGGGCATTGACGAGCAGACCATGCTGGCGGCCAGTAGTGGCAAGCTGGAACAGAATCTTGAGCAGGCTGGCCTGATGCAGCGGCTGGTGTGGGGCAAGAACTGGCAGAGCGGACCACAGCAGTTCGCGACGCAGTCCGTGGAGGTGATGAACCGGTTCCGCCAGATGGGGTTTTTCTTTCAAAACCTCAACCAGCAATTCAGCCTCGGGCTGTTCAATGCCATCCTGCCGCAACTGGACAAGATCAACACGCTGTTGATCCATATGCTGCCGGATATTCAGCTTTTCCTGAATCACATAATCAGCTACGCGCCGGTTGCGCTGCAAGCGCTACAGGGTGTCATGCACGCGTTTGACTGGCTACTCAGAATTCTGAGTGTCGGCATGGAGACGTTTGATAAACTGCCGGGCAGCATTCAAGCCATGATCGGTGCGATTTTTGCTATCGGTCCCGCGCTGAAGCTGATGGGATCGCCATTGTTCTGGATACTCGGCGGTCTCACCGCGCTGTTGCTGTTGTTGGATGACTGGAAGCATTACGAGGACGACCTACAGCATCCCGGCGAGAAAAAGACCGCGTATCTCGATTGGGGCGCGTTCGACAAGATGGTCGCCCCACTGATCAAGGCGCATGACGATATCAACAAGTTCATTACCGATCTGACCGGCATCCATGACGGGCTGGAAAAGATCGCGGGGCTTGCGGTTGGCTTGATGGCGGTGTCGACGGCGCTGAAGGCGATCGGCACGGCGGCGGCGTTCGCCGCTGGCGGGCAGATGTCTGGTATTATGGCGCGGTTTGGGTTTGCCCTGCGCTGGGGACTGCCGCTGGCAGCCGCGATCGGCGCGGCTGGCGCCATTCACGAAGCGGAAAGCCCGGAAAACGTCGCGCTGGCCAAGAAACTGTTCGGCGACGATTCCGCGACCAGTCTGGGCAAGGCACTGATTGCCAGCACCATGGGCGACATGGCTGGTCTGTCGCCCGAGGACTGGGTCAAGCGCAACATGCCGGGGTGGCTGAACAAAACGTCAGATTCACCGGCCGTCAAACCCCAGGTCGGGGACAAGCCGCCCGATTTCAGCGACTGGCCCAACCCGGACGCGCCCGCACCGACGGTCGACCGGCCGATCAACCTGGGTGACACGATCATTGGGCGCGCCATCCACCGGCTGTTGGAGGACTGGCCGTGGGTGCCCGCCAACAAGCGCGGCGATACGCGGTCGAAAAATCGCGGCATCGGTGGCAGCTATCAACTTGCATCGGCGGGCGACGACTGGGCGGTGCCGAGCGGGTTTGGTGGCGCGGGCGGTAACAGCGACCCATTTTACAACATGCTGCGGTTTAATCTCGACGCCATCATTCAAAAGCTGAGCGATCTGTTGGACACGCTGAACGCGATGGCGCTGAAGATGGGCGTCGCGCGGGGCGACCTGGGTGGTAGTGGTGGCGGCGGCGGTGGCGGTGACCTGTTGCCGCCGGGCGCGTCACCGGAAGAACAGGAAGCGCGGTTACGCCAGATCGAGCAGCGCGAGTCGGGTGGCCAGAACATCAACAACCGGACGGGGCCTGGGGGCAGCCCAGCAAGCAGCGCGTCGGGCTTCTACCAGATGATCGACAGCACGTGGCTACACGCGGCACACCTCGCTGGCATCAACACGCAGCACTACCCCCGCGCCATCGACGCGCCATGGGACATCCAGCACAAGGCCGCGCTGGCACTGATCAACGAGCAGGGCGAACGGCCGTGGATTTCCAGTGCGGGACATCATCTGTCGCACCAGCCGCTAGGGTCCGATGATATGAGCCCTGGTTTTGCCGGGCGCGCGTTTGGCCGCCAGCAACATGGCGGCATAATCCAGAACAACAACACCAACATCTCGGTCGTGGCACCCAGCCCCGCGTCAGCGGGGGCACAGGTCGCCGAGCATCAGATACGCATCCATGAACACCATTCGCGCTTCACCGCAGGGAAATTACTGGCATGAGCGGGGCACTGCTTGGCATCTCGGCGGTTGGTGGTATCGCACAGCAGGCACTGCAAGCCACCGGGCTGATGCCCGCGTGGTTCCGCGCGCCACGCTCGATCGGCGACAGTAGCAGCAAGGGCGGGGCGATCATTCCTGACGTGACGATTGAGGAACAGCACAGCGACCGGTTGACCGTGACGCAGCACCCGATCGCCGATGGTTCGCCGATCCACGACCACGCCTACAAGCTGCCCGCGACGGTGGTGATGCGGATCGGGTTTTCTAATTCCAACATCGTCGGCGCGGCGGTGCAGGGTTTTCAATCGGGCGGTGGGTTCTCTGATATTGGCGGCGGCCTCGCGGGCGCTGGCCAGGGGCTGTTATCGGCGGCGACCGAGCAGCGTTGCAACGACATCTATAAGAAACTGGTGAAGCTGCAATTTGATCAGGCGGCCTGGGACCAGGGCATGGCGCCGTTGGCTGCATTCAGTCTGACCACCGGCAAGCGGCCTTACAAGAACATGGTGATCACCGAACTGTCGATGCGCAACGACAAGACCACGGAATACGCGCTGATCATCGAAGTGCACATGCAGGAAGTGTTCATCGTCAAAACTGCATCGACCACCCAGCCATCGCAGACCAATCAGTCAGCCGCGCCTAAGACCGGGTCGCCCACTGACCAGCCTGACAAGAACGGGACGCCAACAGAACGGCCGCCGTCGATTTTGAATGACATCGTGAAAACCGTGCATCCAACCGCCGTCGGGTGACCCATGCAGGCGTTTGAAATCCCACTATCGGGCACACCGCAGCGCTTCACCATCTCGCTGCCGCTGCAAAACAACCCGACCGGTGCGCTGGTGTCCTATGTGATGACATTCCAGTATCGCGACGCCGAGCCGTCCATGGCGGGCGGCTGCGGCTGGACGCTCGATCTGGCTGACCAGTTTGGCAACGCCATCCTGTGCGGCGTGCCACTGGTGACCGGCGCGGACTTGTTGCGCCAGTATGACTATCTGGCGTTGGGTGGCCACCTTGCGGTGGCGTCCGACGGGCTGCCTTATGAAATCCCGACATTCGACAATCTGGGTTCCGGCTCACATTTGTATTGGATCACTGTGCCATGAGCGAAGCCGCTGGACCGCTGGAATACCGCCAGCACTACGCCACCGACATCGAGGCGATGCAGACCCATCTGGACGGACGGCAGGCGCAAATCCATACCGCGATGCCGGGCCACATCGTCAGCTATGACCCGGCCAGCATGACGGTCACGGTGCAGATCGGCTTGCAGGCGCTGCGCGAGATGACCGATGGCAGCATACAGCCGGTGACCATTCAACCGATCAGAAATGTGCCCGTGATGTTCCCGACCGGGGGCGGCCACACCCTGACGTTTCCGATTAAGCCGGGCGACGAATGTCTGGTGATCTTCACCGAACGCAGCATCGACAATTGGTATCAGCACGGCGGCCTTCAGCAACCAAACGACTACCGGATGCATGATATCAACGACGCGCTGTGCTTCGTCGGCATCCGCAGCCAACCGAACGTGCTGGGTGGTGGCGCTGCCACTCACGCTGGCGTGGCGACAACGGCGTCGGCTGACACCGTGCAACTCCGCAGTGACGACGGCCAGACCTACATTGAACTCGATGGCGCTGGCCGCACGGTGAACATCCGCTGTCCGGGCGTCATCACGCTGGATTGCGTGTCGCTGCACGTGACCGGCGATATTCAGTGTTATTCCGAGGTGTTCGCCCAATCGCAGACCATGGGCTTCGTCACCCTGTCGAAGCACTTCAAGCACAGCGGCTCGCCGTCCACTCCGACGCCGGGGACCTGACCATGCGCTATCGCAGACTGGACGCCAATGGCGACATGACGTTCGGCCAGGGCCTGGGCAATTTCTGGATCAACCAGCCCGAGGCGGTGGCGCAATCGGTGCTGACCCGGCTGCGGCTCAACCTCGGCGAATGGTTCTACGACACCAGCGACGGCACGCCGTGGAACACCGAGGTCCTGGGCGAACGCACCCAGTCCACCCGCGACGTGGTGGTGCAAGACCGGGTGCAGACCACCACGGGGGTGGTGGAGATCATCAGCTATGGCTCGCTGTTCGATCCCAACACCCGCACGTGGACGGCCGCCATGACGCTGCAAACGGTCTACGGGCCGGTGACGCTGGCCGCCGCTAAACTGCCGGGCATCGTGCCGCCGCTGCCTGGGGCGGCCCCCGCAGGCGCGGCAATGGCTGCCTCCGGGCTTGGCATTCAGGGTGGCACGCCGCTCACCATGGTGCCCGCCGATCTGACCCAGGGGCCACGCAGCGATATCACCGATTTTGAGATCAAAACCCTCGCGACGGGTAGCTACTGATGGCAATTGCCATCCTGAAGCCCGCCCCGCCATCGCGCGTGCTGCGGGCGCGGCAAGCGCCCCGTCCGCGCCCCCAGGTGGCGCTACGCGCCGCAGCGCCGCGACTGCGGCTCGTTGCCCCGCCTGCCGTCGCAGCCCCGCCACGCCCCGCCAGGGCGCGCCCTGCGGCCTTGGCCTTGCCGAAGCTGCAACCGGTGCTGCGGCTGGTGCTGCCGACGCCACCCCGGCCGGTGCGCCTCGTGCTGCGCGCACCAGCGCCGCCAGCGCCTGTGCCAACGCCGCTGGCCGAGGTGACGGGGGCGGTCGCGGTGGGTGTGCTGGGCACGGGCGGCACCCGGGTGATCATGGTGCCCGCCGACCTGACCCAGACCGGGCTGGTCAACATCACGCAATTCCGGATTTCGCTGGCAGCGGGAGTTTGGTGAATGTCGGGAACCGTTGCGCCAGTTTCACCCACCGCAGCCTACGTCGATCGCACCGGCATCCACGCCCCCGACTACGCCGCCGTGCTGGCGTTCCTGAAAGGCCAGTTGCAGGCGATCTACGGCAGCGACACCGTGATCGACAACGACAGCCAGGACGGCCAACTGATCGGGATTTTTGCGCTGGCGCTCAGTGACACCAATGCCGCCTGTGTCGCGGTTTACAATTCGTTCAGCCCGTCCACCGCGCAGGGGGTGGGCTTGTCCAGCATGGTCAAGATCAACGGCATGGCGCGCCACGTGCCGAGCAATTCAACCGCGCCGATGACCATTATCGGCGTGGCCGGGACCGTGATCACCGACGGCATCGTGCAGGACACTCCCGGCAACAACTGGGCACTGCCTGCCAGCGTGACGATACCACCCAATGGCGACATCATCGTGACCGCGACCTGTCAGACACCGGGCGCGGTGACGGCGCCCGACGGGGACATCAGCCGCATCTACACCGTGACGCTGGGCTGGCAGTCCGCGACCAACGGGCCGGTGACGGTGGGCGCGCCGGTTGAAAGCGACGCCTTGCTGCGCATCCGCCAGAGCGTCTCCACGGCGCTCCCTGCCTTGTCGGTGCTGTCAGGCATCATCGGCGCGGTGGCCGCGTTGCCCGGGGTGATCGCCACCAAGGGCTACGAGAACGACACCAACGTCGACTACACGACGGCGGTGCCGCCGCTGGGCGAGGGGCCGCTGCCACCGCACAGCATCAGCCTCGTGGTGCAGGGCGGTGACGCAATTCAAATCTGCCAGACCATCCTGCTGAAGAAAACGCCCGGCGCCTACACCTACGGCAGCACGCGTGAACTGGTGGACGACGTCTATGGCCTGCCGCACGATATCGGGTTCTTTATTCCGACGGCGGTGGCGATCGGGGTGCATATCACACTGACCGCGAAGGCGGGCTATTCCACCATCATCGCCCAGGCGATCCGCGACACCGTGGCGGCCTACATCAATGGGCTGGGGTCGGGCGTCTCGGTGATCTATTCCAAGCTGTGGCTGCCTGCCAATCTGGACGGTGCTACCGGCGTGCCAGAGAATGCCACCGCAACCTACGACATCACAGCGATGACGATGGCCAGCCCGGTCACCGGCACCTATGGCACCGCCAATATCACGCTGAACATTTTCCAGATGGCGACGTGCGATCCGACCGACGTGATCATCACGGTCAGCTAAGCCGCTTCTGCCAGCGCAGGAACGCCATCAGGTCCTCGTCGTCGGTGACCGGCTGGCCGTCCGCCAGCGCGTCCATGAATTGCTGGAAACTCTCGGCATCGATGATGCGCTGACCGGTGTCCAGCACGTGGCATTTGAGGTCGATGCCGAACACCCGGAAGGTGCCCGACCATACTGCTGTGGGGACTTTTATATCTGAGGGCATCGCATGACCTTAGCTGATTACATTGGCCGGATCACCTCATGGCATAGCGACAAACCGCGTTTCGTCAACACGGTCGCCGTGCTGGTGCAGCCGCTGATCGACGCGCAGGACATGCTGGCCAAGCTGACGGCGGATTTCGATCTGGATACCGCTGTCGGCGTGCAGCTTGATCAGGTCGGGCAATGGATCGGGCGCACCCGCTATGTGGAAACCCCGGTCGCAGGGGTGTTCTTTTCCTTCAACGACAGTTACGACGGCACACCGGGCGACAGCCCGCGCACCGGGTTCAATCAGGGCATCTGGCTCGGCCAGTATGACCCGGTTGATCAGATCACCGCACTGGACGATGATACCTATCGATCGGTGCTGAAATTACAGGCCATTGCCAACCAGTGGGACGGCACTGTTCCAGGCATTGCTGACGATCTGGATCGGGTGTTTCCCGGCACTGTCATTCAGGATTTGGGCGACACGCCGCCCGGTCGTATGGCGATGGACGTGCTGATACCCGGCGTGCTGATCAACTCGCTGTTGCTCAGAGTGCTGGAACAGGACTTCCCGGTGAAGCCCAGCGGCGTGCATGTCAATTTCATCGAATCAACCGTGTCTACGGAACAGATCTTTGCATTCAACATCGACGGCTCGCAAGGCGGACCGCTGGGCGGCTTCAATCAGGGAGCGTGGGGCGTCATCGTTCTGACGGTATAAAACAAGGGGCACGCCAACCATGGCAACCAATGACTTCCTGACATTCGCGGGCGATCCGGCAGCCGACGTGTTGCCGCAGTCGCAATACATCGCGACCGGGTTTACCGCGCGCATCCTCGGATTTTCCACCGGCACCGCGCTGTCGATCCAACTAAACAAAGTGTGGCGGCAGGCATCGCTGATCAGCGCCATGATCGGTCAGTTCACCGTCGATGAAATCAATCAGGACATGCTGGACGACGGCACGCCCGCTGGCATGACAGCATTGGAAACGCATTTCCGCGCGGCCATCACCCACGTCGCACAAAGCGCGGTTGGCACCGGATATTTGCCGCTCACAGGCGGCGTGCTGTCCGGGCTACTGACCATCAACGCCAGCCCGCTCGCGATCAATGCACCGGCTGGTCAGTCGGCGGCGATCAACCTGTCGCGCCAATCCAGTCATACCGCAGCGTTGCTTGGTTACACCGGCACGCTTTCCCGCTGGGCTGTTCTGGTCGGCGACAGCGCGCCCGAGCAGGGCAACAACTCCGGTTCTAATTTCGCGATTTATAGTTACGCCGATGGCGGTGGCCCCAACGCACTCGACATACCACTCTCCATCAACCGCGCCACGGGCGTGGTGAACTTCAGCCACGGTCCGACCGTCAACGGTGCGTCGCTCCCCTATGTGCGGCTGGCTGGTGATGTGATGAGCGGCACGCTTGGCGTCGGCGGCACCGGCATTTCCTACAATGGTCTCGGCAGCTACTGGGCGGCGCATCACATCGGGTTCGGCTGGGACGGCAACGTCAACGTGGCGGTGGACGGCACCTATGTCGGCCAGATCGCCATGCAAAGCTGGGTCGGCGCTGTGGTCGGGGGATACTTGCCGCTCGGCGGCGGCACTCTTTCCGGCGCACTGACCATCAATGCTCCCTTATGGGCCAACGGCTACGCCGGATTTAACTCGACGGTCCATTTCTCCGGCCTCCCTGACTTCGCCAATGCCTACGACGGTCGCTACCGCTACCGGCAATGGGCGGGCAGTTGGTATGATTGCTGGGATGGCCAGACCGGGCTGCGCGCATGGTCGAGTGACCAAGCGTGGACTATGACACTGGACCGTCCCGGCAACTTGGGGATACAGGGTGCGTTCCGCGCCAACGGTAGTCGCATTCTAAGTATGGGAGGCGCTGGGGGAAGTGCGGCGCCGACTGTGTGCTGCTTCTATACCGGCTCACAAGGTGTTGCCAAGGGTATGTATGTCGATCCCCAAGGCTTGATACTTTGTCAGATGGACGGCGGCGGTAATTGGCTGCGTTCCGACATGCTGCTCGACAACAACGGCTACGTCACAATCTATAATACCGCCCAGGTCAACGGCAACTTCACTTGCTACGGCGGGCAGGGTTGGTTTGCCGGGATACTGGTCACTAATTCTAATTTCAGCGCGGCGGGCACCGGCTACTTTGGCAACTGGGTGACCATGGCGAGCAGCCTTCAGGTCAATGGTAATATTAACTGCAACAACACGGTCAGCGGCACGGTTGTTTCGTCCAACGGTTACCTCTGGGCCAACGACCGGCTGATGGTCAAATCCGGCTACCCGGCGATTTGCAGTTGGAATGCCCCACAAGGCGGCGCTGGCGGGTTCTGGGCGATGTCCGACCATCTCGGGTTCACCGGAATGGACGGCAACGGCAACCCGACCAGCTACATGGCGACGATGACCTATAGCGGCTGGCTGTATATGGCGGGCGGCCTGGGTGGCATCTCGGACGCCAAGGTCAAGCATGATATCAAACCATCATCAGCGTTCGACAGCCTCGCGGCAATCCGTGCCCTGGTCTCACGTGCTTTCAATTGGAACTATAATAATGCGCATCAGCCGTTCGGCCTGATCGCCTCTGAGGTGGCGCCGCATTTGCCGGATGTGGTGCGCAATCATGACAACACCGATTACCTCGATCTGACTGCGCTACTGGTGCACACGCTCCGCGCCATTCAGCAACTGGCGGATCGTATTGAAGGGGCACGCGCATGAGCAACGATCCAGAGGTCAACCCAGGCACCTCGGTGCCGACGCCGCCGACCCAGCCGCCGGATAGCTCATTGTTCCCGCAGGTGCATCCGATCATCGATCGGAGTCCGTCGCTACAACAGCCGTTTGAGCCGCCCAGCATGCCAATACCAGCACCACCCGTCATGCCGCCGGTCGTGGTCGACGAGCCATACGCCGCGCAACAGACCGGCAGCAACATCGCAACGGTCACGATGGGCAACTGGGAGAACGAGCCGCATACCTACATTTATCAGTGGTTGCGCGATGGGATCAGCATTCCCGGCGGCACCACAGACCAATACCCCATCACCTCGGCAGACGCCGGGCGGACACTCACCTGCGTCGTCACCGCGATCAACAACGGTGGCGGCGGGTCAGCAACATCGAGTGCGGTCGTTGCTGTATATACACCACCAACTTGAAGGAGACGCGTATGCCTAAAGACCCGGAAATCACTTGGACGCTGAACATGATACAGGCCAACCAGATCATGGGCACGCTGGCCAAGCAGCCGTTCGGCGAGGTCGCCGAACTGATCGCCGAATTGCAGAAGCAGGCGCAGTCGCAATTGCAGGGGCAGCAGATGCCGCCGATGCACAGCACGCCATCCAAGATGGACGGCGAGGCGCGGGTGCAATGAGCCTGCAACGCGTCACGGTGCAAGTGAGCGCGGTCAAATTCGGCGACGTGTGGCTGGGATCGTCCGTCACCGGCATCGCTAATTCATGGCGGCCGGGGAACATGGACATCACGCTGTATGATCCCGCCGCGCAGGCCAGCCGCACCGTGACCATCAACCGCAATCAATGGTTCGCGGTGGAACGCGACGTGTGA